ACCCACCGAGGGCAAACCGCGAAAAAGCGTTGATCCACCGTTCGGCACGATCGACCGCAACGGCCCCCCACACGTTCAGCCGCCGGCGGCGGCTGGCGCAGCCGCACGAAGCCGACCCGAGCCAGCCCGACACGCGGGCCTCCGTGATGCCGACGGCAGTAAGGAGCCACGCCAGAGCGTCACCGAGCATGGGACGCGGCAGGTAGATACGCGTCGCCGTGCATTCGCGGAACGTGGGCAGACGGAGGGCCTGGTGGCCACACGCCCGGCAGCGGAGATCGGCGGTGGAGTAGTCGCAGAGCATCAGGCGACGATCTCCAGATTCATCCGGCACCCGGTGTCGACGTTGACCTGCCACACCGTCAGCCCCGTCTTGTTGATAAGCCCGGCAGGATTACATTGCTGGCTGGACTGGGTGGACCCGATCACCTTTCCCGTGTTCGCGCCCGCGCCCGTCTCGTCCATGTGAAGCTCTTCGTACACGGTCGTCGTTGTTCCGACCGTGCATGACTCTGGGCCGGGCGGGAATCCCGAACAGGTTTGGACGCGACGGACCACCGGCTGATACCCGAGATTGGCTGTTATCCGCATCCTCCACCCTGGGAATGCACCAACGGATTCGGGGTACAGGTCGAACAACGACTGGGTGTTACTGTCGCCGCCCGTCCAACCGCAGGCGAACTGGCCGGAGATCGCCGCGATTCTGTAAGCCGCGATGACGTAATCCCCTTCGATGTCCGAGCACTGAAAAGTGCGCGTCGTCTTGGTGTACGTGCCGCCCGTTCCGCGCTCAATCACAGACGAGGAGGCCGGTCCCGAGTTCGTGATTCGTACAGTGACCTCCGCGGGTCGCGAGCCGGTGCAGCACATGCGGCCGAATGCGTTCTGCGGGTCTGCGTATCCAGTCGCCAAGACGCCGCACTCGGCGCATCCACTTTGGCAGCACTGGCACCCCGGCAGGAGCAGCCCGAGAGGGTACAGCGAGGCCGCGAATAGCAGCGTGATCCACAGCGGGATAACGGTTGGGTCCGATGCGATCGCCGAGAGCATCACGAGCACTCCGCCGAGATCAGATACCACACCCCGCCCTGGTTCGGGCCGGCGAGTATCACCCACTTCCCGGACGCGATCGCGGCGAACTTGTTCATCGCCGTCACGCTGAAGCCGGTGGCGGTTTCGCTGCCGGCGGCCCCGGAGTAGACGGGAATCGACTGCGTCGCCCCCTTGGCCCACGCCGCGGTCGTCTTCCCGAGCACGATCGGCGGATCGTCCCCGGTCCGGTACTGCGGCGGGGGCGGGGTGACGCCGCGGCCGCCGTTCTCCACGGTGCGCACGGCACCAAAGATCCGGCCCCAGCCCTCGCGGTTGGTGGTGAGGATTTGGCGGCTCATGCGGGCACCCCGAAGAATGAGACGTAGTCCACCGACGGCACCGCGTTGAACTCGAGGGCCACCGGGGAACTCCCGGGGGGCAGGGCCACCCCGCCCGAAAGGGCGACCGGCTGACGGACGGGCTTACCGTCAATCCCGAGGATTGTGGCGCGGTTCGTGCCGCTGCCGCTGGGGGTGCCGGAGGAGTCGACGCGCTGGTTGAATCCGAGGTCCCACGGCTTGAGCTTCCAGCCGTCTTCCTTGAAGTCAATCTCGTAGTCAACCTCCCAGTAACGCGCGGCGGTCTGGGTCGCGCCCGACTGCGTGATGATCACGCGCTTCCGGAATCCGCTCGTGACGGTCTTCCACTTGCCTGCCGTCCCCCAGGACCACTCGTCGGAGTTGACGCGGTTGTTGATGCTGTTGATCGCAGAGACGGCGGACGCGAGCGAGGGATAGGAACGCGTCAGCGACCAGCCGAGGAGGTTCTTTTCGTACTCCATCCCCTCGAGCGGATCGCCGGCGGAGTTCTTCAGGACGTTCCCGTCCTTGTCCTGGAAGATCGGGTAGGAGGCGGTGTGACCCTTGCCGGCCCAGACGTCCATCGGGAGGCCGGTCGCGGGGTTCACCTCGACGATCGGGACGAAGTACTGAACGGTCACGTGCCACGCCAGGCCGACGGTATCGGCGGCGGCGTAGTTCCACTTCATCGCGACGCATGACGCGAACGAAGGGTGGGCCGCGCCGTAGGCCACGCCGGGGGCGGTCAGGATCGCCATCACGCTGGTGGACGGCGGCGGTGCATCGACGCGAACCAGCCACGTCTCGTTCAGCACGTGGGACTCCCGGAACGCGCCGGAGCCGTCGGCCTTTTGCGGCAGGTACGTGCAGGACACGACGGCCATGGGATCACCTCGCGAACTCGAGCTCGGTCACGTCCAACCCCATGTCGGCGGTGTTCTCGGCGATCTGCTCCATGGCGTCGAGTTGCCGCTCCTGGATGTCCTCGGAGCCGCCGCGCATGAGCCGGAACATTTCGGCGATGCCCTCCTTCGACCGGCTGTCGACCGCGGTCAACCGCTGCTCCACGGCCCGGCCGCCGACTGGCGTCGGGCCTCCGCCGATCTCGGTCCGCCTGGTCTCGTCGGTGCCGAGCGCCGCGGCCCTGGCCTTGGCCGCCGCCGCGTCGATCGCCGCGGTCAGCGGTCCGGCGGCCGCCCGGCCAAGCTCCTGGCCGGGGGCCGTGGCCGCGTTGAGGTTGTCCATGGCCGCGGCGAAGTTGCTCTTCGCGCCCTCGGCCAGCTTGTCGTTGAATCCGGTCGCCGCGGCCGTCGCGTTGTCCAGGAGGGTCGACGACAGGCCGAACGACTTGGCGATCGCCTGCGCGGACTTGAGGAGAGCCTCGATCGTCCCGGTGATCCCCATCACCATGGTCTGAAAGACGCCGGACAGACCGCGGCCGATCGCCCCGAACACACTCGCCACCCGGGAGCCGGCGTCGAAGACGCTCGACCAATACTCCCCCACGCCCGCGAGGAACTCGAAGGCGGTGGAGGATCCAGCCAGGAACCCGTCACCGATCGCCGCGAAGTATCGGGCACCGGCGAGGATCCCGTCCCCGATCGCCTGGCCGATGTTGGCCCCACCGATCGACCCGACAAGCTCGGTGAAGACGTTCATCACGTCGGCCACCGCCGGCGACAGGTAGGCGACGACCTGTTGGACGATCCCCTCCACGGCCTTCCCGGCGTCCTCGAAGGAGTCCTTCATGCCCTGCACGTTGGCGGTCTGGTCGCCGGTGAGGGCCAGCCCGAGGGCCTTGGCCTTCTCCTCGGCGGCGGCGATCGCTCCCGCACCCTGGTTAAAGAGGGGCACGAGCTCGACGCCGGCGCGCCCGAAGATCCGGACGGCGGCCGCGGCGCGCTCCGCCTCGGTCGGGAGGCCGGCGATCGCGTCGGCCACCAGCCGCATCCTCTCGGCGGCGGTGGTGCCCTGGAGATCCTCGACGGACAGGCCGAGGCCGGCAAACGCGGCGCGAGCCACGGCGGAACCCTGGGCCGCCCGGACGAACGCGACATCGAGCTTGGTGGCCCCGGCCACGATGGTCTCGAAGCCGATGTCGTCTTCCACGAGCTTCAGCGCCTGGAGCTCGCCGTAGGTGAGCCCCACGCGGGCGGCGAGTTTCGAGGTCTGGTCGATCGCCTCGGCCGACCGGTCACCCATCGCCATGAGCGATCGAGCCGCGCCGCCGGCGGCGGTGGCCATGCTGCCGAGCAGCTGGGCGGCATTGATCGCGACGAGCGACCCGAGCGAACCGCGGGCGGCTGACACGTCAGCCGACAGCCGACGGAGCGCGCGGCCGGCATCGTCGGTGCCGCGCACGAGGCCGGAAGTGTTGCTCGTAAAGATCGCCCGTACGTTGCCGATCACGCTCATCGGATCACCCCCTGCCGGCGCATCTGCTCGGCGAACATCGGCACGCTCGCGAGAACGGCCGCCATCTCCTCCTCGCTCTGGACGTCGTCATCCACGCGGTAACACGGCATGAACATTTCCTCCGCCTCGTCCTTGAGCTTCCCGAGGGCACCGGCGACGGTGACCGCACCTCTGGCCGCCTGCCGCCACTCGTCTCCGAACGGCTCGACGTTCCAAAACGCCAGCCAGCCGATGATGTCCTCCAGGTCGATCTCGTCGGCGAACCTGCGGAAATCTGGTCGATGGCATTTCAGGGCCAGCCGCCTGACGAACCGCTCGAGCGGCTGGCCCTCTATTCCCCCTTGGCGGCCTCCACTCGCTCGTCGTCGACCCGGAGCACCGTCTCCCAGGCCTTGGCGTACAGACCCGCCACGAGCGAGGGGTCGGCCTGAAGGAGGAGCCCCGCGTCCGAGTCCGGGAAAAGCCGGTTGCCGTTGGTGTCGACGAGCAGCACCGCCACCGCGCGGGCGGCGGCCTCCGCCGCGACGGGCTTGGATTCGTGATGCCGGGCCACGATCGCGCGCCACTCGGCGAACGTCGGGTGGCGGAGGAGGGCCTTCTGGCCTGCCACCTCGACCTCGACCGCGTCACGCTTGGGGCCAGCCAGCACCGATTCCCGGGTCAGCATGTCAGGTTCCATCCAGGGTAAAGCTCGCAACGCCGCGCACCTTGTCGCGGACCTGGCCGGCGAACTCGAAGTTGGTCAACAGGGCCGAACCGCTGACGGTGAAGCCGGCACCGCTGACCGAAAGCGCGGCGCGCCGGCCGCGGTCGTTCGGCCCGAGGGAGTTGGTCCCGAGGAACTCCACCTCGAGGGCGATGGGATCCACCGCCGTGATGTCGATCCGGCGGACGATCCGCGAATTGGCACCGGTACCGAGGATGGTGGCACCGGTGCCGGTAACCTCGATCGCCTGGCCGCCGGGGAACGTGACGCGGAAACGCTGGATTTTCTCCAGCGTCACGCCCCCGAACGTGGCGGCGAATCCGTGAGCGGAGCCCGGCATCGGACCTCCATCACGGGCTCGGCGGCGCGACGGTCGTCATCCGGAATTGGCAGGTGAAGCGGATCTTCCCCCGCACCTCGCCGGTGATCTCGTAGTCGTTGCAGATCGCGTAGCCCGAGATCCCGAACTTGGCGCACGCGATCGCTCCGGACGCGTCCTGGCCCGGGTTCGGCATATCGAAGCCCTCGACGGTGATCACGTCCCCGTCGTTGAGCGGCGCGGCCTCATAGACCGCGTCCGAACCCTCCGCGAGATCAAGGGTCGATACGTCGATCTCCTGCGTGGTTCGCTTGCGGTTCACCTTCGTGGCCTTGAAGGTGACGCCGCCGAACGTGAACGTGGTTCCCTGGGCGGAGGGCAGAGCGGTGGGAGGGGGCATGGCTACTCGTTCCAGTGGATGGCGTAGGTCTGCTCGACGATGAACGTGGTCGCCGATCGTCCCTCGAGCCGAACGGGGGGGCCGTCTCGCTCGTCGGTCAGGACGACCCGGTCGATGGTGGCACCGTGCGCCGTGCCGGTGAAGTTGTTGACGGCGGCCCGGACAGCGTCCGCCAGGGTCTTCCCGGCGAGGTAGGAGTCCGACCAGATTTCCACCGTGAACTCGCCGAACACGGCCCCAGTGGTGCCGTTCGCGAGGTCGAAGTCCCGCTCGGTCGATTCACGCGCGAACGTGACGAACGGCGGCTCCTTCTTGTCGGGGCTCGTCACGGGGTAGACGTCGACCCCGGCCGCCTGGGCGGCGTTGTGGAGCCATTCCTCGGGCGATGTGCTGGGCATGGTCCCTCCTACCCTCTGGCCAAATCGGCGGCGGCCCGCTCGAGGCCGGCGGCGAGCTCGCGGGTGAGACTGCCGAGGATGGCGGAACGCTTCGACTGGAGCGTGTCCCGCAGCATCCGCTCGGCCGGCATTCGTCCGGTGTAGCCGGCGCGATTGCCGAGCAATCGACGAAGCAGCCCGGCGGCCTGCGTCTTTCGGTAGCGCGCCCGCGTGCCGCGCTCGACGAGGCCGGCATGGTTGCCACGTTTCCGGGGGTCCTTGCCGCCCTTCCGGAAACCCACCACCCCGACCGCGACGTGCCAGTCCCCGTGCGCGTACTGCTTGACGCGGTTCCCCGCAGATCGGCGCAGGTTGCCGGTCGCGCCGACGGGCGTGGCCGCTCGCAGCGCCGGCAGGAATGGCTTGATGCTGCGGCGCATCGACTGGTTCAGGTACTTCCGGCCGACCCGCGGCGGAAGATCGAAAAAGGCGTTCATCAACTGCTCGATGGTGCGGCTGTTCGACGAGCGGCCGAACGCGAGATCGAGGAAACGCGTCACGCGGTTTTCTCCGTCGCCTCGATCGCGTGCTCGTCGCGGTCGCGGGCCACCACGCTCGTGGGGTAGAGCACCCTGCCGCGGTCCGATTCCCACACCACCCGGCAAGTCCCGTCGAGGCCATCCACGTAGGGCACCACGATCGAGAACACCGACTGGCCCACGGTCTGGTTCCGCTCGGTCGTCTCCCCGTAGCTCGACTGCTCGCACGACCCCCGCCGGCGGGCGATCTTCACCCAGGACGACTGGACCACCTCCCCGACCGCGTTCCGTGTCTCCACGGGCCGCTCGAAACGGAAGGTATGGACCCTGTTGCCGGCGGGGCTCATCGCCATCACCACGCCCCCGTCACGGAGTGGGCCGCCAGGAGGGTCTCGGCCCCGGCCGGCAGGATCTCGGAGATCGTCCCGGTCAACACCGCCTCGCGGTTCCGGAACCAGTGCCCGACGTAGAGCAGGATCACTGACTCCAGACCGGCGTCGATCGGCTCCCCCGGGGGCGGGCCTCCCCAGAAGGTGACGACCAGGCCGTCGTCGACGTTCACGTTGGGCATCGACGCGAACCGGATCTCCGCCGGCCTGCTGTCGGCATCGACCACGTACGTGGCGGCCGACACGACCACCCCGCCGACGGTCACCTCGAGGGGGTGGGTCGCGTCGAGGAGGAGCGGCGGAGCCGGGAGCCGGAGCCGGCTCGTCCCGTCGGGGACGAACGTGGCGCGGAACCGCCGGGCCGCGAGCGAGACCCCCAGACGCTTCTCGACCAGCGCGCGGCCGGTCGAGACGAGGCGGAGGATCAGCTCGTGGTCGTCTTCCTGCTCCGGGAGGAGGCCGAGTTGGGCCTTCGCCATGGAGAGCGAAACGGGTTCGACCTCCGGCCTCGTGATCTCGACGACGGATCGGCGGAGCATGGGGCCCCCTGTCACTTGGCGGCGCGCTGCACGTGCTTCGGCCTGGCCGCGTCGGCCCGCTCGGCGGGCTCGGGCTGCACCGGCGCGGCATCGGCCACGAACGTGGCCAAGCCGCAGTCGACGAGATGGCGGGCCATCGGCTCGGGGAATCCGACCTTCGCGCCCGCGGCGTGGTCGCCGTACTCGACGCGGAACTGGATCGTGACGCTCGGGATCGACATGGGAGGCTCCGGAAAGGGTGGCGGCCGGGCGAGGGTTGCACCTCGCCCGGCCGCTTCGAGACGGGCGGGAGACGTTGGCCGGTCAGGGTCAGGTTCCCTGGAGGATCGCGCCGGCGAAGCTGGGATCGTGGTTCGCGAGACCGAACCGGGCGTGGGCGAGGTACACGGTCTGGTTCTCGCGGGCCTTGATCTCGCGGAGCGGCACGACCGAGAGCTCGGACCGCATCGCGATGGCGGTGGTCATCCGGAACGCCCCGTAGACCGCCAGGACGTTGGCGGGCAGGACGTCCGACTTGTAGACCGGCACGCCCCAGACGGTCGGGACGGGGGCACCGCCACCGACCATCGGCTGGACGAACCGCGTGCCCTCGAGGGCGAGCAGCTGGCCCCAGCCGGCAGCCGAGACGACCCACGCGAAGTCCCCCATCACCATGGGGTCGATCGAGCCGATGACCGCGCCGACGTTGGCCGCGGAGATCGTCGAGCCGGCGGCGACGGTCACCTTCCGGCCGGCGGTGATCCCGGCGTAGAGGCCGGCGATGGAGTTGCCGGCGTGGCCCTGGAGCCACACGGTATCGGTGAACTTCGCGAAGCCGGAGCCGATCGCCTGCGTGACGTAGCCGGCCACGTCGATCGGCGAGTCGTCGAGGAGGTTGTTGGAGATGTCCACCTCGGCCTTGGCGTCGTAGACCGTGAGCGTGGCCTTCGAAGTCGTCGGGTCCTGCGGCGTCGGGGCCGTGAGCTCCGCGACGAAGTCGGCGGTGACCGCGGCGAGCTTCGGCACGTCGACCGTGCGGGAGTTGGTGTTGATGGTGAACGCCAGCTGGGCCCCGAGGCTCTGCCGGTTGATGACGTTCACGACCTCGGAGTAGAGGTCGACCGGCGGGTTGAACTCGGGGCCGGCACCGGCGGAGCCGGTCTCGGAGAGCGCCCGGGCGTGGATCGTGCCGTCCCGGAGACCGCGGAGGTGCTGCGCGATCCGGAGGAGGCGGGCCTCGTCGGAGACCTGGCGGAGGCCGAACTGCGACGGCCGGGCCACGCGGGCCTCGCCCTCGCCGCTGCCGCGCTGCTCGGCGGCGTTGCTCGCCGCCGTGCGGAGCCGGGCCAGCCGCGCGTCGGTCGCGTTCTCGCGCTCGAGGTCGACGGCGATCGCGTCGGCGCGGGCCTCGAGCTCGCCGAGACGGCCGAGGTTGTCGGCCGCCTCCTGGTCGCTCGCGGGCGTCGCCGAGCGAAGGGCCTCGATGTCGGCGTGGATGAGCGAAGCCTCGTCGGTCAGCTGGCGGCGGCGGTTCATGTGGGAGACTCCGGGGGGCGGTGTGCGGTGTGAGGTCGACGCCCGCATGGTGCGACCGCTGCCGGTGCCGGTGAAGTTGCCCGGTGGTACGGTACAACTCACCGAGGCGCGCACTTTCCATCGGCGCACCGCTCGAGCACCGAGACGCACCCGCACGAGCACCGTGCCGAGCACGGACCGCCGCACCGGCACGGTGCCGGGTCGCCACGCTTGCACGTCGCGCACCCGGCCTCACACCTCATCTCGATCCGGCCGTCGGGCCGATAGATGCCGGTCCCGCGACACGTGCCACCGCACGGGCACTCCGTCGGTGCCGGCGGAGCCGGTGGCGCGGGCGCGTCGGGCAGGAACG